TTACTGCTGAACATCATGATGGTTTTCGTACTCTGCTACTTCCAGTGCTTCTTCAGCGGCCTGTCTGCGCTGATTCCAGATGCTGTCCACCGGCATCTCCACACGGACAGAGACGAACTGATCGACCGGGATATCAACCGGGTCGCCTTCGGAAATCCCGGAGATCTCATTTCGGGCGAACGCCGGAGCATCAGGGTGGGTACGGTGAAAGGTTTTTACCAGCACTGAGCCATCCGGGTTAACTTTATAATCCAGCCAGATAAGCGGCTGCCGGTTACGGTCTTTGGGTATATCGAACCCGCCATCAACCCCACCCCAGGCCGCATCTGAATTCAGCCCTATGCAGCCGCTTATCAGATACTCCCCTACGCCCAGTCGCTCGACTGCGCACCCCTCAGATTCTTCGTTGCAGACTGCGCGGCCGTCATGAAACAGGCGGATGACTGGCGAGGCTGCTTTTAAGGTTCCATCGGCAGCCTGGGTCGTATTCCCTGAGTGATAGAAGTTAACCCTCCACTCTTCAGACGCACCAAAGCATGCAACCCCTATAACCTTCCTGTCCCGGTTGAAGTAGTTGATCATCCTGATTACTGAAAGGCCGCCTGTTGCAGCGGATGAAGCCCTGAGAACGTGCTTGAGTTCCACGCCTGAGCCACCATACCCGGTGTTCCCGTCATAATATGCGTAATGAGCGCCCTTCTCCTGAGCTGACGTCGGGACAGTAACGACAGGATCACCTATTCCCAGCGTATCGCCCACCGTTATAACCTGCCCCTTCGCTGCGCCAACATCCTTTTTGGCGGCCGTGCCCAGATCCGAAATCTCCGCAGTGGTCAGAGTAATGCTGTCTTTTCTCATTGCCATAACTTAACTCCTTACGCCCAGACGCGAGCCGGTGTTTTCGGTGTAACCACAAAGTCGTTCAGCACGGATAAATCGAGCGAGTCATTCATGACCCGCAAATTGACGTGATAGCCGGGTTCGGTGGTGTACTTGATAACTTCTTTTTCTTCACCGGGATTGATAACTTCAGCAGGAACAGTGATAACGCCGACGATATCCAGGCTGATATCAGGGTGATATAAACCACCCTGTTCTTCATCATCCACAAACCCCGCCGCGATTAATTGCGTGCGCATTTCGTCGGCGTCAGCAAATCGCAGATATAAATCCATCATTAGCGAAGCCCTTTAATTTGGTTAGGTGTAAGCGCGCGGTGCCAGATACGCAGATTTCGAATGTGATAAACGAATCTCACGGATGTGGTTTGATTTGAGTTCCCTATATAAGAAACGGATTGCGTTGTGCCGTTAGGCTGTACGTTATCAGCGGAAGAAGTATTACCCCCGTAGAACGTTGATACTTTGTTACCTTCGATTGCGTGTGCGAACACCCCGCTTTCGCCTTTTTTACAAGGCACACTTATAGCACCGCTGCTGCGATATGCTTTTAATGTGTTGTCATTAACCCATCGGCAAGCAATATCATTACTCGGGCCTTGAACCTTAACGATCTCAATATAACCAGCGGCATCCTGGAAATACTTAGGGAAAAACTCAAATGCCAAAGTCCGATTAAATAGATTTGCCAGAGAAGTATATCCACAGTTTTCTTTCGGTATTTGCCAGTAATCAGCCCCGCGCGTAACCGTGGCCGCTGTCGTTGGGATGTACGATGTAGGGAACGGGCTGTCTTCTAATTGCGCGCCCCACACATATAGGCCTGATTTGCCGTCACCGGTGTAGCTTGCAGTAACACCATCTTTAGCCAATTGAAGGCGGATCACGGTGCTTTGACTTGCTGCAGCGGTAAACGTCATCCAGACGCGATAAACGCCGTTCCCGATATCTTCGAATCCGCGATCAACGTACTGAGTGCCAACCCCCCCACTCCCGGTAAATGCTCCCGTTTCAGGGTTGAAAAAAACCCCTGACGTGCTTCCCGAAGCAACGCGCAAATATAAAAGGCGAGGGCTTGTATGGGCTTTAACAAAAACGGAAAAGCAATAAGTCGTTCCTGCCGTCAAAGAAATATTGCGATCCTGCGTGTAATGCTCAGCCCCTGCCGTGTCCTCAATTACCAGCGCCATTGTCTTATCGCCGCGTGGTGAATTATCGCTGTTGTTCGTTGTGGTAACTCTTGAGCCTGATCCCCACTGCTCGGAATAGGTATACAGATTCGTGATTTGAGGCTCCATTAATAAGCCCTCACGCTCGAAACGTGGCTCATTAATATCAGCGGTCTGTAATACGCCCGATTTGTCAAAATACGTCCCAGCTGTTTGCCGGATAAAGTTCGCTGATTTTGTTGCTAACTCTAGTACCTGCCCTGAAATAGTCAGCCGGTCATAAGGTGCGGAACCCGCCAGCAGGCGCATGTCATCATTCAGCGGCAACCAGACGTCAGGGAAAGGCGCGGTCTCGAAAGGAACGGATGTCAGCAGTTGGGCGGCGGCCAGCGATGCTGCGGCGTTCGTTTCGCTGGTTTTGGCGTTGGTTTCTGACGTCTTAGCGTTCGTCTCAGACGTTTTAGCGTTGGTTTCTGACGTCTTAGCGTTCGTTTCGCTGGTTTTGGCACTTGTCGCAGATGTCGCCGCAGCAGTTTTAGACGAGTTCGCGTTCGTCTCTGACGTTTTTGCGTTCTTCGCTGACGCTTCCGCCGCTGCGGCGCTGGTCCCTGCTGCCATCGCTGCAGCGATCAGCTTCGACCAGCTCGGCCCTGTTTTTTTAGACCCGTCAGCCAGGGTTACGGTGACGTCACCTGTCCCGGATAAAATCAGATCCTGGTTGATGATACTGCTTTGCGCCAGGCGAAACCCTTCCGAGACGGCTTTTGCTAAATCGTCATCAAGTGTGGCCATTCATGATGTCCTTAAAATGAAAAACCCAGCCGGAGCCGGGTTGTGTGGTCTGAGGTTATGAGGATCAGGAGAAGGAGCCGGTGCCCCGGGTAATGGTCAGTGTCGGGGCGGCAATGCGCTTACCTGCCGTGCCCGAGCCAACAACAGTAATGGTCCCGTTGATCACATTGGCCGTAAGGTTGCGTACTGCGTGACGTACGGTTATCCAGAGCCCTCCCGTCCCGGCAGGCACGCTGATAGAGCCCATGTCACGAACATTCCCGTTAATGTTAAGGGTGATATTTACGGACGTTGTGCCTGAGATAGATGTGACATAAACCATTGCCTCAAGCAGAGCCGATTTATCCAGCGATGAGGAGGATGAGTCGGTAAAGGTAATTGAACTTGATGCTACGCCAGCGCCTGATATGTAGGCATCCGGCGCTATACCTACGTTTGCCACGTCCCCTATGAAAGACGTAGCCTCTACCGTGCCCCTGAAGCTCCCGCTGGTTGCCTCGATGCTTCCTTTGAAGCTCCCGTTGGTGGCATAAACAGTCCCTCTAATTGTCACGCTATTGAAGTAGGCCGATCCGTCCTTGCGGATACACCAGCCGCGCCCATTCGGATCCCATGGGCCGAGATCGTTCCAGTCATTAGAACTTATCTGGTAGCCGATCTTGGCGTTATCAATGGAACCATCCTGGATAAACACCGATCGCAGGAACATCTGGCCGCCGGTCGCCGCGAACACCAACTCCTGTCCTGTGGTCGTCGGATTATAAACCGCGAACGTGTCGGCGCTGACGAGGAAGTTAGAGGAGCCTGTGGCATCAATGCCCAGCTGGATACCCGCGATACGTTTGATGCCGTTCGCCTCCACCTGAACTTTAACGCCCCACTGCGCGCTCAGCTTGCCGTTGATGTCAGCAACAGCCTCGCTGGTCGTCTGGACATTGGCATTGGTTTGCCCAATTGACGCCGTCACCTGCTGAATGCTGGTTGCCGTGGCGCTCTCCAGATCCGTAACGGCTTTATCAATGCGCGTGATGGCTGCAGCATTGGTCTGGCCGTTTTGCTCTACCGTGGCCTTAAGCGTAGTGACCTGCTCCGCCACGGCACTTGTGGCATCCGCAGAGGTCTTCCGGACGTCGCTGATCTCGGCCATCGTTTTCGTTTCACCAACGGCGAACGTCACGCGCTGATCCGAGAACGCCATGAAGTTGGCGAGCGCATTGGTGACGTTGCCAACAATACCGGCATCCCTGCTGGCCGTATTGCCATCCACGTCAACCTTCAGACTGTCGATACGGCGGCCCAGCGCACTGTCGCCATCCGTACGGGCCGTGGTTTCAGTGCTGATATCCGCCGTGTTCTTGTCGGTCGTGGCCTTAACCGCAGCCAGCGCGGTGGTCTGCGCCTTGTTGTTGTCAGCAACGGCTTTAGTGACCGTCGTGATATCGGCGGTGTTTTTGCCGACAGTCACCTGCAGCCCCGAAAGCGTGGTGGCCTGAGCCTCCTGCTCAGTTGTCAGCGTCGCCAGTTCCTGGGTCACAGCGGCATGGTTGTCGTTTACGGTCGATTCCAGCTTCTTCCGCTCTGTCACCTCCGCTTCCTGCGCCGTAATGCGCGCCTGGCGTTCGGTGTACAGCAGGCCAGATGCGAGTTTCGACGGATCATCACCGGTATAGCCGCCCCGGATCTGAGTCGCCAGCGTCTCGCGCGCCGTAGCTTCCGCCTGGTCGCCAGCAACACGGGCTGTCGTCTCCTGCTGCAGCGCCGCCATCCCGGCCCCCGGTGTTGGCCGTCCGACCGCCACCCAGTCAATCAGGAAGTAGTTCGTCGCATCCTGCTTTGTGGACAGATCCAGCCTGAACTGATTCATCGTGGCTTCAGTCAGCCAGGGGATATTGTCGAACTCCAGCGTGGCGATCCCGTTCGCGTCATAAGCAGGCTCGGCGACGGTGACCATATTGGTGTCGTTGAAGCCACCAGTACCCCGCCACCGCAGCTGCCCCGCCCAGCCCGGCGCCCCGAACTTCCTGATGCGCAGTTTAACGAAGCGATAGGACGACGAGTTAACACCCAGTGAACCGGGAGACGCCACCCATGGATCGGTGGCATGGTTCGCCGGGCGGATCCACCCGTCAACAATCGTCGGGGTCCCGTTCCCGGTCCAGCCCTCAACTGTCGAATCGAAGTACCAGATTTTTGCCGGGTCGAACTGCGAGCCGGTGCCAGCAGAAATCTGCCCAATCTGCTGCGCCAGTGACTCGGTGGTGGTCTGGATCGTCTGATTGACGTTGCTGATATCCGCGACGCGCTCGTTCTTCTCGGTCAGCAGCGCCTGGGCGCGCGCCGTTGCCTCGTCGGTGATGGCTTTCTTACGGTCCGTGACCTCCTGCGCCAGCCCCGCTTTGGTCGTCGCCGACTCTGTCGTAACTTTGCTGATGTCGTCGCGCGCTGACTGAATATCGCCGCTGAGATCGGCAATGTCTGAGACAAGGTTTTTATAGCCGTCGGTCTGCTCGAGCGTGTCGCCGATCATGTCGAGGTAATCACTGGCTTTCGAACTGGATTGGCCTGCTACCCACGTGGTCCAGTCGCCGGTGTTGCCGATGCGATCGACCAGGCGCGCGCGGTACCACTGACTGACGCCCGCCAGCATTGGACCATGCTGATAGTGTGTCGCCGGATACGGCACCAGCGCCAGTAACTGCGGGTTAGCCTTGTCATCCGTGGTGGCGCGCTGAAGCTCGGTGTATGCCGTATCGCCGGCACCATCCGGGAACGCCCAGGTGATATCGATAGCCCAGACCACATCGTCGCTCGCCAGCAGGCTCTGCGGCGTGCCAGGTTTGCCGGTTTTGCCCGTGAGGTAAGTCGTGTCGGCGTAACCCCACGGCGAACCTGACTCCTGCGCGTTCAGCGCACGCACCCGCACGTCGTAGTTCCCGGTGTAGATCCCCTGCACAGCAAACCCCTGAGCGCTGCTCACCGGGACGTTTATCCAGTCGCCATTATCCTTGCGCCATTGGGCCTGGTACCTGATAGCACCGTCCACCCGATCCCAGGACACATTCATGGTAGCGATGGTAAGCCCCTGCTCGATGTGATCGGTTTCGGTGAGAAGGATGTTTTTCGGTGCCGGCAGAACACTTACCGGCGTGACGGTCACCGGCGCAGGGGTAATGCGCACACCGTCATCGATATAGCGGTACTTATTCGGGTCGTGCTGAACCCCAGTGATCGTAAAACCACCATTACTGTCATCGTTTGCCCGGATGGATGTCACGCGAAAATACTGGATAGCCAGATTGTCGCTGTCAATGGCCCACACCGCGCCGGGTTCAGGCTGCAGTCTGAAGGAGGTAGCAACCGTCACTTTCTGCTTGTCCGCGCTGACCGCCGCGATTGTCCGCGTCTGCGCCTTGCCGTCAGGCAGATTGACCACCAGGCGATCGCCTGCGCCGTAGTCAGCGGGACGATCAAGCGTGACATTACGCCCGTTGACCGCCCGAATACGCCCACCGTTCTGCTTGCCGGCACGGAACGGGTCCGCGATACCAATGATTTCAGCCGGCAGCGGAATATAACCATCCAGCCCCACACCAAAGGATACCGTTCCGTCGCGCGCGTTTGACAGCAGTGCCCAGCGGCCCCGGCGATGGGCCTCACTCTGGGAGGTGCAGCCGATCGCCGTCATCGACATCTGGTTGACCTTGTACCGCTTTACCAGGTCAGAGTCGTAAACACTCTCTGTGGTGTCGCTGTAATGGTTCTGGGGATCAGACCAGGAGACCAGGGCAGATGAGTAGCGGTTTTTGTAGCTGCCGCCGCCATAGGTAAACAGTCCGTCGATGACGTTTGATGCGTGGTAGGTAAAATCAACCTCATCCTGCGGCACATCTGCCTGCACGTAAATCTGGTCGTTGCCCCAGAAGGTGATCCCCCGGAATACCGCAGCCAGATCGCTGAGAACGGTGTAAGCGTCCTGCTGACTCTGGATGTAAACGTTGCAGGTAAACCGCGGCTCAGTGCCGCCCGCCCCGTTCGAAACCCGTTGGTCACAATACTGTGCAATGGCGTACAGCTCCCACTTATCGATCATGCCTGCATCGATGCGGGTACCCATGCCGTAAATCTCATCCAGCACCAGATCGTAAAATATCCAGGCCGGGTTGTTGGTGTAGGCCATTTTGAAGCCACCCAACCAGGTACCGCTGTAAGTGCGTGTTACCGGATCATAGGAGTCAGGCACACGAACCAGCTTGCCCTTTGGTCTGCATGTCACCTTAGGCGCGCCGCTGGTAAACTGGCTGGCATCGACCTCGATATAAAGCAGTGCCGTGTTGGGATAGCGTAACTTGCTGTCGATCACCTCAGCAAAAGAGAACACCTTGAAGGCGTTTATCAGTTTTGAGTTACCCACGGAATCAGGCGTGATGCGACGCACCCGAACCGCCCAGCCGGTTGTGGCTGCCGGCAGGTCTATGCGGATGTCGCGCTGGTATTCCGTGGTTGTCTTCCCGTCGAATTTGCCGTTAACCAACGTCTGCCAGGCCGCGCCGTCGGTGGAAAGATCGACGGCGTACTCCGTGACCGTGCCGACCATATCGCCGTTGTCTTTATAGGTGTACTGTACGGGCAGGCTCAGCTTGATACGCACGGCATCCAGCATCAGGTTAGAAAACTGGCGCGTCCAGGGCGCGGTGGTGGTGACGGTCACGTTTGCCGACATTTCGTTATCGACTTCAGGCAACCCCTGAATATAGGTCTGATCCTGAGTGCCCTGGCGAAAATCCCACTTCACACCCGTAAAGTTATAGCTGCCGTCGGCGTTCGCCAGCGGGGTGTCATTAAGGAAGATGTTCTGTGCCGTCAGTTCACCCTGGATTTCACCTTCAGCGATCGCCAGCAGCATTTTTAATTTTGCTGTCGACAGCAGGTCATCTGGATCCTCAACAGGGGTGTGCTGTTTAGCACTGCCGCCTTTACGTCCCTGAATCAGGGTTTCATCTTCGAGAAGTCGCATATTTCACCCATAAAAAAAGCCACCGGGAGGTGGCCTGTAGCTGACAATAAATTTTACTGCTGGTCGCTGGAGAAGATGCCCGCGCTGATGACCGCCCCGCCGATCTCGCGTTCCCCAAAAAGCAGAGGAACCGGGTAACCCACTGCCACGGTGTTCACTGGCGCGCCAAAGGCGTAGTTGGGTTTATTGTCCGTGCTGGATGAGGCCCCGACGTTATATTTCGGCTGCGGTGTGAGCAGCTGCACCACGCCGCCAAGCGACATCGACAGACCGATCCCGGCAAGGGCCGTAGACGAGGCTGTAACTGCTGCAGCGCTGATTCCGTTTGCAGCTGCCCACGCAGAAAAAGAAGCCCCTGCGGTAAAATACGCGGCCACGAGCGCCACTGCCCCGATAACGATCTGCAGTACGCCGCCGCGCTTTGAGCCTTCGGTTATGGCTGAAATCCGGTACACCGCCCCTCCGCGGGTCATGTCGAACTCATCAGGGCCGATGTTGTTTTTGCCATTGAAGAAGGCAAAGCGGATCCCCTTCATATGCCCCTCTGACAGGTAGCGTTTAAAGCCGGGAACCTGGCTGCACATGGCGCGCAGCATCTCGCGCAGATCCTCAACGTGAAACTGGTGCTCGCGCCCGAACTTTTTCGCCATACGGCCTTCAAGAATCAGTGTTTTCAGCATTCATCAGCTCCCTGTGCCGGACCACACGAACGGTGCGGTCACGGTAATACTTGCCGTACGGCACCCGGGCAGACAGACTGCCGAAATTATGGTGCAGCATGATATTGTCCTGGTGCTCGTGGTGACCGAGGTAAACGGCCGCGTGGTTGGTTACCTGCGCCTGTACGCGCATCATGATCATATCCCCGGGACGCATATCCGCCGGGTCCACCTGGACAAAGCCTTCTGCCTCCCAGTTATCATCGTAGCGGTTTTCGCCCTGCTCCCACCATTCGTACGGTACCGAGTAATCACCCAGGGCAATGCCGTGTTCGCGCTGGTACCACTCCCGGATCAGTGCCCAGCAGTCGGCAAAGCCCAGCACCCAGCGCCGCCCGGCGTAGTCGCGGTCCTCACGTGGCGCCAGGGTGCAGAAGTCCCCGTCCGGCCAGCTCATGATGCCCCACTCCACCCCGGACCAGTCGCACTGCACCCTGTCCATTTCGGAAGGCACAAGCTGCACCACATCAGGATGCGAGTGGATAATCATAATGATTTCGCCCTGCTCCGATGCTGCCAGTTTATCCTCTGGCGAGATCATGAAGGCCTCAGCGGGCGTTGCTGAGATATTGCGGCACGGGATGTACTGCTGCGCGCGTCCGGTCTGCACCACCACGCCGCAGGCCTCGTTCGGATATTCCGCAGCAACATGGGCGCGGATCGCATCCATCAGTTTTTTTCGCATGGTTATTTACCCTGAAGGTTTGCCGCCGGGAAACCGCCAAACGGCAGTGGATTACCGGCCCCGAACCGCGCTTCGCAGTCCGGCATCAGACCACCGCACATATCCAGCGCGGGGTTATCTGTGGGGGTGCCGTCCTTGAGAAAATAGCGGTTCCCGTTGTAGTCGCACCCGGTACCGGTGCGGTACCAGCCGCGCGTGCACCAGGTGCATACGGGCGTGATCTGCCGGGTGGGCAGCTGCAGGTTCTGTATGTCAAAGGGTGAGCACAGCTCAAAATCGACCTGCACCCGCGTTTCGGCAGTTTTGGCGTTGACGTAAAAAAGCTGCACGCGCTCATCTGCCGGGCTGGCGTTCGGGTTGCCGGCTGTCCAGTTGGCTGCGTCCAGGTATTTCGCCAGCGTGGTGTGGATCTTCACCTTTGCCCTCGCCAGGTCGTCGAACTCAAGGCACAGCGCCGTCACGTAGTTGCCGACATTCGACACGGAAAGCGTGGGGGTGGGCTGCGCGCCCGTGCTGGAGAGTTCCAGGCCTTTCAGCTCGTACGGATAAGGGTCGTACTGCTGACCCTGCCAGACGATCGCGGGCAGGTTGTCGGCAGCGAAGACGGCCCAGCCAGCCGTGGCAATATTGTGCGCATGGAAGCGCAGTATCGTATCCATGCCAAACTCGGTGCCGTCTATTTCAATCAGCTGGACTAGCTGGCCCGGTTCAAGCTGCTGTATATCCTGCGTGAAACTCATATTCACCCCATAAAAAAACCGCCCGGAGGCGGTAGGTCATTCTGGCTTTGAAGATATTCAGGGAGCAAAGGACTGCTCGAACGTGAACGCTACTGTCGCTTTTTTTCCGGAAGGGAACGAAACACTGAAGGAATCAGCCCTCATCCGGTAGAGCTTCTTCTCCCCCCAGGGGTTCGTCCACCAGAACGATTTTGTGATGTGCGACATAAGGAACGCACGCAGCACTGCGGCCTCGATTCGTGTTCCCGTCCAGTCAAGATCCCATACTTCGGACTTGTCATTGATCCCCATCCCAGCGATCTGTTTATACCCGTCGCCAAACTGGGACTGAAGCGTACGGGCGCTTTCCGTACCCCGGGCTGTTTTACGGGTGCGCCAGCTGAATGTGTCTGTCACTGCTACCTCCTTGGGTAAAGTACACCTCCCGGCCCCATCTCCTTTTTAAGCCGGTCAGTAATGGTCTGCTGAACAATCCCCTGAAGCTGTCGCGCCGTTCCGATGGTGTCCGCCTGGCTGGACTCGCCACCACCCTGCTGACTGACACTGACCGGTGCATAAACACTTATTCCCCCTGTGGCCGCAGCGGGCATACTGCCGCCACCCACCAGTCCGCCGGACGCGTAACCGCGCATCATGCTGTACAGATTCCCCACCCCGATCCGGCTGGTCGCCTCTTTGGTAAAAACGAACTCCCCGCGATGAACCACTCCGGCAGGCTCATATTTACCGCCCGATCCGGTATAGCCTCCCCCGGCAAATCCGATAGCCGAACTGACAGCGCCCACGATCCCTACCCCCGCCTGTTTAAGGGCGATTTGCGCCAGCATCGAAAGCGTTGAGCGGGTGAAGTCACCCCACTTTGCTTTACCGGTGGTAAGCATGTCGGCAAGATTTTGCGTCATTCCGTCAAAGGTGCTGGCCGCGACATTTTTCATCTGGCCGTACGCGTCACCCGCAGAATCGGCGTAATCAGCCCAGGCGGATTTTCCACCAGACAGCCAGTCACCACGGACTTTATCCTGTTTCTGATAATATCCCTGTAGCGCCTGTAGCTCTTTCTGGTAGCCCTGATCTTTTTCAGACCCGCCACCGTTTTTCCACCCCTGTAGTAACTGAGCCTCTTCATTGCGCCGCTGTGCAGCACGACTGCTCATCCCCGCGCTTTCCGCCAGCGCCCGGGTTTTCTCACCCATCTGGGTAACGTATTTTTGCGATGTATCCTGCAGACGGTTGAGGCGTTCCTGCGTGACGATCTGGTCACCCAGTTTTGCATTGATCTCTGCCTGCGCGAGCACCCTATCCTTGCTGGCGAGCAGGGACTTTTCATCTTCGGTGAGCGCCCTGGTTCTGGCAGCCTGCTCCAGGACCGTAAATCTGGCCTGTTCTTTCCACAACTGCTGGCGCTGTTGGCTGATCGTGTCATTGATATCACTGTGCTGACGCAAAACCTCAAGCTGCGTCTGCAACTCCAGTGTCTGCGCACTGGTATTGTCGGTGAGTTTTGCGCCTCCAGGCGTTCTGCCTTTCGTCGGTTTTTTCAGAGAGTCCTCGTACTCCTTTCTGGCCGCCGCCATGTTGATGTTGTAATCCGCCTGCAGGATCCGTCCATCTTTCAGAGCCTTATTCAACTCATTCTGTCGTGAGGTGTATTTCTCCAGCGCTGACTGCGTTTTAGCGTAATTAGACTGCGCCTGTGCAGCATATTTCTGACGATCAGATTCCGCTACCGCTTCGCGGGAGGTATTCTCCTCGTTCGCTTTAGCAATCCCCGCCTGCTGCTGCGCCATATCCAGTGCCAGGCGGGCCGTCTCCCGGTCATTCCAGAACCGGGCGCGCGCCTCATCATTTACATAATGATCGCCCTTTCGCAGGTTCCAGATCTCATCGGCTTTTTTGAACGCAGCTTCTGCTTTTGCCACCATTGCCTGGGCGGTATCGGGCCGACCGACATCAAGCGCCGCATCCCACATCGATTTGAAGGCGCGCTTCAGTGTGTCAGCAGCTGACTCAATCGACCCCATGTTTTCCCGGATGGATTTGGTCTGATCGTCGAATCCGGCGGTGGCCGCGTTGTTTGCCGCCTTAAGAGCCCCGGCTTCATCACCGGCACGCTGCAACTGGGCAACATGTGCGATTTGCTCGGCGGTGACGTTGTGAAATTGCTGAGCCATTGCAATAAGCCCGGATGTCGGGTCAGTTGTCAGCTTGCCATACGCAGCGGCAACCTTATCGACTGGTACACCCGATGCTTCGGTGAAGCGGGCAACGGCCTGACTCATGTCGTCAAAATGGGCACCGGCACGCACGCCAGCGTTGATCAGCTCTGTCAGTGCCTTGCTCGTCTGATTAAACGTAAGTCCGGCGGACTGGCCGCTTCGCGCCAGCGTGAGCATCCGATCGGCACTCAGCCCCGCAGTGTTACCGGAGAGCACCAATGTTTTGTTGAAATCGGATAATGTGGACGAGCCGGCATACCAGGTATATAACAGCGCCCCTGTCGCTGAAGAGAGCGCACCAATACCAAGCATAACTGGCGAGATAGAACCCAACAGCGCACGAAACGTTGGAATAACACCGCCAAAGGAATCTTTTACCTGACCGCCTTGCTGGAGCAGGATCAGCCAGGGGTTCTGCCCGCCCGCCAGCTGCGTTGCCACATCAGTAAACTGCGCCGGGAGCATGCGCATCGCCGCAGTATACTGACCGACAGAGATGCCTGCCTTGCGGGCAGCGCTCTCCTGGCGGCTGAATGACTGCTGGATTCGCAAAGCTGAATCGTTCGCCGCGTCTCCCGTCTGCTTAAATTCTTTTTTGACGTAGCTGATTTGCTCGTTAAATTTCGTCGAGTTAACGTCAAGATTAACAACCAGATCACCGACTGCCGTCTGGGCCATAACGCACGCCTCCTGATATACCTGCCGCCTTCACCATCAGCGCATCGTCGTCCTGCTCTGCTACTTCAACAGGCTCAGATGCAGGCGAAAGAATGCTGAAGCTGTCAGGCGTCAGCTCCGGATCGGCAAAAAACAGGGTTGAAATGGTGTAGAGCAGGCCGGAAAAGTGGGCGTCCAGCTGCGCATCATGAAAGAAGTTATCCCGGTAGAAGTTTTTCCAGTCGCCATACTCCGTTGAGGACATGCCAGCAAGCATGGCGCGCCAGTCAGGGCGACCGAACTCGCGCGCCAGTTTCAGCGCAAACGTCAGCTCACTGGCGAGGGCTTTTCCGCCGTAACAGGTTCTGCAGGTTCGCTGATTTCACCCCGCAGATCCTCCGACTGCGGTTCAATCATGCCGGAGAGGAGTTTCACCTTATAATCCGCTTCAGCAATAAGCTCTGTCGGCCAGGTCTGCAGGACTTCATCCTGAATTTTAGACACTTCCGCTGACGCACCCTCAGGGAAGGTGCCTTTCAGCGCATGACCATGCCAGAGTGACAGCGCCACCAGGTAAGCACCGTTTTTCACGGTGAGGGTGATAGCAGCCTGGAAATCACCTTCTTCAACCGCTTCCAGCTTTTTCAAGTATTCAAGGTGTTCGATGCGCTGCAGCGCCGACAGCTGGTACAGCGTCACGCTGCTGCCGTTACGCTCGAGCAGTTCAGTTTTAAGAAACATATTTACTCCGGAGTACGGGGCTCACGCCCCGGGATTCAGGAAACAGTCACCTTGCAGATCGCCACAAAGTTACCGCTATTGGTCATGACGATAATTTCAACCATGCCCGCTGCCACGCCGGTGACAGTCAGAGTTGAACCACTGAGGGTTACTGTGGCCTTCGACGGGTCGGAAGTCGCCACACGGAAGGAGACGTCAGAGGCGCTGGATGGAAGGACTGATACGACCAGCTGCGTGGTCGCACCGACAGCAACCGCGGCGGTGGATTTATCCAGGCTGATCCCGGTCACGCCAATCACCGCCGTGCCGCTGTCTTCTGCCAGAGCGGGTTTACCGTTATTGGTGATTTTTACCGTTCGGGTAATCACTTCTTTTGCTGAAACCGACTTACCCAGGCTGCTTACCCAGCCTTTAAATACATCGACGGTGCCATTCGGGTATTTGATTTTGTATCCCTTCACCGCGCCGCCATCGAACCAGTTCACCAGATCCTGCTGACCGCTTTCACCCGGCAGCCATGCCAGGGTAAAGCTGGTATCGCCGGCGGATTTTTGCCCCTGCATGGTGGAGGTCCAGTCGGCGTTATCATCATCAATGTAGGTGTCATCTTCTGACTCGGCGGTGAGTTCACCTGGCTGCAGATCCTTAATCTTTGCCAGTCGCAGCCAGCCAACATCCGAAACCGGATTGGCATACGGCTCACCACTTCCGGTATAAATCCAGAGCGTGGTACCGGCACCTTTCGTCGGTACCAGCGGGTTAGGTGTGGTCATAACTTCCTCACATTTCGTAGGTAATGGAATATTTCAGGTCGACTGAACTCCAGAGACCGATATCATCATCGCGCTGGTAGTCATAGCCCTGCTGCACCATGGTGGTGATCAGGAATGCAAGCCCCGGGATCTCCGCCAGAACCGGATAAATACGCGCTTCCATCCATTCATCCAGCTCCGAATCAGGCACCTGCGCCGGAAGAAAAACTTCAATATGAAGAGTGGCCTGCCAGATATCGGCATCCAGCTCTTCTCCTGTGTACTCTGCATCGGTCAGATAGACGGCAATGGCCGGGAAGTCGCCTTCCTCGAGGACAGCAGGCCTGCCGTCAAAATAAATAACGTCTGTGCCGATTGCGCTTTCCAGCGAGTCGAGGATCGACTGTCGGATGTCACTGTGTTTCATCGTGTCAGAATCAGCCTGAGTTGGTTTGTAAGGGATGCCCTGAGTTCTTTGGGCATATCAGAATCCATAAGCTTCGGCAGCTCAGCTTTAAATGCCGTGGTTAATGGGGCTGCCAGAGGAATGCTGACAACTTCGATCGGATAACGGGGCTTTGCCGTTCGCCTCATGACATGCCAGCGACCGTTTTTAAGCTGCTGAATGAATCCGCCCGGAAAGCGGAATGGGCCAATTCGCAGGACACTGTTGGCCCCTTTTTTATCCCGCTTCCTGCGGGAGAGGCGCACGCTGGCGGTACCGAGCTTTATGGCCGGTAAATTGCCGCGGTTCACGCGGATAAGTGCACGAGGTTTTTTGACCGTTGCCCGCCGTACCCTGGCTCTCTGCTTCACCAGCTTTCTTGGGACACGCGTCTCTTTTGATACAATAGTCACGCTCCGGCTGACTGCCCGGCCAGCCACACGGTTAACCGCCTGAGCTGAAGCGCGGGGTACCGCCGTTTTACTGATACTGTTGAGATTATCTATCGCCTGCTCAAGACCTTTGATGGACATAACCCCACCTTAACGACGGCGGGTGCCTGATGGCGGGGTGCCGTTCCCCAGCCAGATGTGACACGATCCGCAATCGTCCGGACCTATACGGTCAACCCAAAAAATCCGTCCGTTAATCGTCAGGACGTCCAGACGCTCCAGCCGGTTAACAGTAGCTGTTTTCACAAACAACGACGGGCTGGTACCCTCAATCCGGATCCCCGCCCCGGCATATCCGATGTTTTCAGGGTCATCGAATACCCCGTTTAACGTGGCACCTAACAATGCGCCGGACGTCACCGTTGCCTCAGAGCCCATAACGCCGCGGATCGTCTCATCCGCCCGGGACATGGCAGCATCAAAGAGATTATCGAAATCAGCCACGGTGCCCCCTGTCAGATTTCTCGGGCCAGCCCATGAGAAATCAGATCGACTGCCACTTTCTCAGCAACGCGGATAGTGACGCCAGGTTCAACAATTGATACAGGTTCGTTCCGTATGCCGTGCAACGCATCAACATGCAGCGTGACCCGCGTCTCAACTGCCACCAGCTCATCATTGCCAGATGAGGTTGAGTCAGCAGCACCGGCAGTTTCCGGGGGTTCAATTTTGCCCGCATTTGCCCCACTACCGGCTTCGGCCTGACCGCTGCTTTCACCGGTATTCTCGTCTGTTCCTTCATCCAGCTCTTCTTCAAGCTCGGCAATACGCATCGAAAGCTCCTGGATTGTGCCGCTGGTATTCACATCGCGGCCAAGCATTTTGCCCAGCTCTTTCAGACGGGCGATCAGTGTTTCTTTTTCAGTCATGGAAACTATTCCTGAGATATGGCCCCGCAGGGCCACTGGATGGAAATTACGCGAGTTTTACGGAAACAAACTCGTCCGCGTCTGCAAGCAGCATCAGCGGCGCGGACTGGATCATGGTGAATTCACGGGCCGGGTCACCGGTCTGTACCCAGTTTTTCGGATAGCGTGCAGAGGCGTTAATGCCCTCACGCTGCGCGTCCACATCCTGGATGCAGCCATAGGTTCGCAGACCGCGCGCCTGTGTGTTACCCAGTACCATGGTGTTATCCGGCAGGTAATTCTTCTGCGCGCCTCCTTCAACGTACTGACCTGCATACACGACGATTGCCACATCACCGTACATACCCTTATAGGAAACCGCCTGACCGAGATCCTTCAGGGCCGTCTCAAGTTCCGAGTTAGAGCCGCGTCGGGTATCCAGCTTGTCTTTTACCGCTTTGAAGGAGCGGAACAGTGACCAGCCCTTCGGATCGAAGACAATAATGTTGACCACGCCGCTGGCATTCACCGCATACGTCTCGATGTCATCGGTCGGGTCATAGGTTTCCTTGTCCCGGGCGGACCAGGCCGCAGCACCTGCCTGAACAATGTTGTTTCTGGCGCTGCGCTGCATATCCACCTCCACCGGCTCGAACGCCTCCCCGGTCATGGTGTATTTACCGCTGAGGACGGCGGATACGGCCTGCATCTCTTCTACCTGCGCAATCGCCAGCTCTTCATCCTTCATGTTCTGAAGAATGATGCGGCGGCGGCGATAGGCAGGATCCGCCAGGTTCTGAGGATCTTCATCCGGCAGGCGACGCAGGGTCATCTGCGGGTTCACTTCGTGCTTGGGTTTGACATATCCAGGTGTAAATTCTGAGGTGGTACCCCCGCGGGAACGGATGACCTTGCCGGAAATAACAGGCGAGACATACAGCGCCATGTTAACCAGACCCGGGATTTGCGACAGGTACACTTTCTCAGTGCTGAAGGGATAGCTTTCGCGGAAGAAGATGCGCAGGAAAAGCGGATCAAACTTAAATTTCTTCTCATTGACCGCCAGCAACTGGGCAGTGGTATACATTGACATAGATTTTTCCCGTAAAAAAAGCCGCGCTGGCGGCCTTTATGGATGAAAGAGACTGATACGAAGTGACTTAAACGATGCTGATGCCCGTGCCGGTGAAAGCATTGCGCTTGATGTGGTCGTCGGTGACGGCAGAAGGCCAGAGCACATCTTCAATGCGGAATGAGCCTGATTTATAAAATGCCAGCTCCGCGCTGCTCTGATCTGCAGTAACAGCCAGAATGCCGCATGCTGCACCTGCATGCTCGCCGTCCCAGATGGTCAGTTTGCCGGACGTAGCATCGAGCATGAGCGGGGTCATTGCCGGGGTGGATGCCGTCAGCTCGCCCGGTGCATACGCGGTGTGTGCCGGATCGCTGTTACCGAGCGGCTGGTGATGAGTAAATACTTCGGTGATTGCCATGTTAGCCTCTTAAACGGGGGTGTTTAACAAATCTTCGCCGGCTTCAGCAGAGGCATTCCCTGTTGAAAGCGCGCCTGGTGCGGTTTCCATCAGACGATCCAGCGCCGTATCGGTACGCGCCTGGGCACTTTGCGGTGCCGCGGCCAGAATGCGCTGCGCACTCTCGACCGTCATGCCCGGCGTTTCGGCCAGCGCACGGGCCTGTGATTCGCGACCTTTTGCCTCTTCACAGTTCAGAATACCCATGATGCGACCATTCTCGGCGGCTACGGCTGCCGATACCTGAGCGCTGAGGTCTGCCGGGGCCGTCAGGGCAGCGGTTGTTGTGTCAACGGTAGTGACCTGCTCAGCCAGTGCAGTAGTCTGTGTAGCTGTCTGGTCAGCTGGCTGATTGGTCGCTGCAGATGCAGAAGGTGATGGCATAGTTCCTCCAGTGGTTGTTTTTTTGCGTCTGTCGAGTGCTTCACGCATCACGCCGAGCGCATCGGTATTGTTAACAAGTTCATCCGCCAGACCGTTATCCACGGACTCATGGCCGGAGAAGACAGCCGCCTCGGTGTCCATTACGGCCTGCACAGACATGCTGGTATAAGCGGAAACCTTTTCTGCAAACATCTGACGCGTGGCGTCTATTCGCGTCTGAAAGTCAGCGCGAACGTCCTTTGGTAGTTTTTCGTAGGGATTGCCGTCGATTTTATGATCGCCGCTGTAAATCAGCGTGACCTCGACGCCCTGCGTTTTCAGGGCGGCTCCGTAATTGCTGTGCGCCATCATCACGCCGATTGAGCCCGTCCGCGCGGTCTGGGTAACCAGCCGGCGGGAAGCGGCACTGGCGATAAGCTGCCCGGCGCTGCAGTTCATATCGTTTGCCAGCGCCCAGATGGGTTTGATATCGCGCATACGCGCAATAATGTCGGCGCAGTCAAATGCGCCAGACACCATCCCGCCAGGCGTATCCATATCAAGAAGAATGCCGTCTACACCAGGATCACTCATGGCCTGCTGCAGGCGAGCAATAATGCCGTTGTATCCCGTCATGCCGGAATAAGGCTGCAGCGAACGGGTTTTACTCACCAGCGTGCCGGAAACCGGCAGCACCGCGATGCCGTTCGTTATCTGGTAACTGCGTGACGGCCGGGGACCCATTTCCTCGTCATCGCCAAAGAGCGCCAGCGGTTCGGCAATCTGCTCAGCACCAAGCGTTGCGCCCGACACCGTATCGGTAAGTCGGGTAATGCCCAACTGGCCCGCCAGCGCGCAAAAGAAAACCCGCGCGTAGGCGGGTTCAAGCATCAGCGGCTCATTAAAAGCCATGCTGGCAATATGCGGGAGATTACGCAGCTCTGGCGTCATCTTTCTCCTCCTCATTTGATTTTTTCAGGCCGGATTCAAAGGCGACTGCCGCCCATGCCGGAGGTGTAAGGCCCGCAGCCCGGCGTTCGATTGTTTCTCTCACCTGCTGGGCAAATATCTCCTGGTAGTCTTCACCCCGTTTAGCGCACTCTTTCTCATAGGTGCTGAGCCCCGCTTCAATCAGCATGGCGGCTTCCTGCACTTCTTTCAGTCCGTCAATTGCCATTCGTCCTGAGCCAATCCAGTCGCAGTTACCCCAGGCACTTCTCGCCTCCTGGAAACTGAAGCGAGCTTTAGAAGGCAGAGTGACCACACGACGGACGACGGCCTCCTCCAGCCAGCAAAGAAACATCTGGCTGGCCTGGCGGGATGCGACAAACTTGCGACGCCCCATGAAATAGGCCCAGGACTCGTTGGCGCTGGCGCGTGCGGTGGAGTAACTCATCTGCGAATAGTTGCGCGAAAGCTGCTCGTATGACACCCCCAGTCCGGCGGCGATATAACGCAGCAGTGACTGCTCAAAGGTTGAATAACCGTTGTCCGTGTCCTGTGCTGACTGAAGATTCAGTGAATCACCAGGCATCAGATGCGGGACTTTAGCACCACCGAGCCGAACCGGCGCTGCGGTGTAATACGATGCCATTTCACCCAGCCAGCCTGTCATTTTGCTTTGCTGGTCTTTACTGTCAGAGCCGAGAATAAAATCCATCGCCGTCTGCGTGTCCAGCTCACTTTCGATTGTGGCGGCATACATCGCTTTCACGATCGCACTCTGCAGCTGCGTATTTTGCAGGGTATCGAGCATTTTCATCTGCTCCATCACGCTGTAAAACACGTTGGCACCTCGGGTTTGTCCGTCTTCAAGCGGCTCGAACACGTGGATAAAAGATGGTCTGCCCCCGGGCAGCTCACGGGGGATATACGTCCACTTCTGCGCCATCCAGCCCGGATACCCGTCCTCGCTCACCCAGTAACCCAGCGCTGCACCAGTATCGTTTATGCTGACACCGGCACGGCAGTTGCGAGTGTCTCCCATGTTATTCGGGTTACTGACACGCTTCGGGCTGACCATTTTGAATTGCGTGCGAAAAAGGCGGGTGGCACTGCTGTCCCAGGTGGCCTGAGCACACAACTCACTGTTGAAAGCATGCATTGCAACACCTTCACGGATCATCATGGTGAACGTGCGTTTGCGTTCGGCATCAATGCAGCAGCAGTCGTCTTCAGCAAATTCCTTCCATGCCGCCTCGACTTCCCGGGAGAATGCCCGGGCCTCCTCTTCACTAATACCGAGGAAGCGCCAGCTTGGGCGATGGCTTAGCCGGAAAAATGACCCGACAATATGATCCTGGTGAAGCTGGACGGCATTGGCTGCATAGCCATTATTCCTGACCAGATCATCAGCCCTGGCATTACCGCGCGAAAAATTGGGAAGAAGTGCGGCATCGGCACTTTCACTCGGTGGATTCCATGCCCGTAACTGGCCCCCAAATCCTCCCCCTCCGCCGTGATAACCGGCATAGTCCCGCAGGGATGTTTTACCGTCCGGCCCCACTAAAGCTGGTAATTTCATACGTAAAACCCTGCCGGTCCCCGGCGCCGTGAAGTGGAACCAACCTGAGATTCAAGGTCAGCAATGTATTTTTTGAGGTCAGAGACAGAAGTGGCGGTAAACTCCACTTTGCGACCATCTTTCTGTACCGTCGCAACCCGCTTACCCATCATGAGGTCATGTAACGCAGCGCGCGCTGCTTCCAGGTCAGCCTGTGTCGCCATTATTCTTCTCCGGATAATGCCCGGGCGTAATCCGCCAGGGTTTTATTATTTTTACGGCCGCTGTCTTCCTCCAGCAGACCTGCCAGGAGAGCATCGAGATTAAGCTGCCACCGCGAGATGCTGATCCGCAGGGCTGCAAGTGCATATACAAAGCAGTCAAGCGCTTCATTTCGTCGTTTTTTGCTGTCCCATACGATTTTTTTCTTACCGTCCACCCACTTTTCGACCTGCTCCTCAGCTGTCAGTTGCTGAGCTTCAGCTAAATCATAGATTTCAGGGTTATTCGGGAAATGCACCGCGCCAGCAAGGGGCTCGTCGCCCTCTGGCACCAGTGTGAAACGGTTATAGATTTGTTCTTTTGCCGTATCGGTCCCCACTTCCGTAAGATAAACACCGTTTTTGTTGCGTTTACGTGGCATGCTCGCAACGGGTTTACCGTAGACAGATGCTCCTTTAATGGGTATCAGGCGGAACAGGCCATGCTTTTTCGAGCGGGTATAAACGATGGTCGGGTCGATACCGCCAATATCCCAGCAGATACGTGAAATCGACATTTCCACTCCATTCTGCCGGGTATATGTCCGGTTGATCCCCTCATCCACCCTGAGCAGAGTGGCTTCATCGTCATGACGGCCCATGATAATCAGTCTGTCGATGAGCCAGCTTTCTTCGCCTGGCCCCCACCCCCAGACCCGCATTTCATAACGATCAAGCTGTGAGTCGATCCCTGCAGTGAGATAGGCAACCCGTTCCGGAACCGCGGCACCAAAGTGTTCTTTGCGTTCGGCCATCACGTCAGCATCGGGGCGATCGCCGATTTTCGGCTCCCATGTCTCGCCAAGCGTAGTATTCACAAAAGTCTTACGCTTGCCGGTATCCCCTTTTGTTTTGATCCAGTCTTTGACGATTTGTACCCAGGTCGTGAAGGGGCTGTAGGCGGTCCAGATATGGAAGGTGACGCTGTCAGGTGGGTCAATCTCGGTACCGGATGATGAAAACCAGCACAGACCGTCCCGCGTCCATATACCCGTTTCGTCGCAAATATAACGTGCCTGCGCAAAATCGAGCTCCTGCTGCTTGATCACACAGGCGTTGTGCTCGCAAAGATAGAACACGCTGGCAGGTTCACCCGGCGTCCACTTGAAACCGAACGGCGTCTCTTTATCGCCGAATTTCAGGTATTGCTCTTCCCCACAATGCGGGCAGGGAACGTGGAACCGTAAAAAATGCTGTGACTCTTTAGCAGCACGCTCAATCTGGCAGGTGCCCCTGACTTTTGGTGTGGATCCCCGGATAGACTTGGGCCATACCGATCCTTCAATACGCTTATCGCCCAGAAATGTCGGGGAGCCCTCTTTCTCGATATCTTCATCGAAGGCAGCCAGTTCGTCATAGCCCGCCACATCGACGGATTTCTCACGATAGTTTTTTGCGGCCTTCCCCCCCAGACACCAGAACCCACGCCCGTTTGAAAATCGCTTCATACTGAGGGTGTTGTCCCGGTGTTTTTTGCCATACCAGGGAGCCAGCGCCAGCAAGGTGGGAATATCACGGATTGTCGGTTCGACATGCGACTTCATAAAGTTTTCGGCATCGCCGTCAGTTGGCAACCAGATAAGGGAGTTTCGCTGCTTATGCTGGATGAAATACGCATAAACCCCGAGCAGCATTTTTGAATAACCAACACGGGCAGACTTCACGACGTTCACTTCACGGATATAGTCATTGCCCATCGCATTCATGATCGCACGCTGAAATGGCAGTGTTTCCCAGCGGCCCTCCTGGTAAGCAGACTCTTTCGGAAGATAATAATTATCGTCTGCCCACTCAACGGCTGTCTGCGGCTCGGGACGGAAGAGCGAACGGAGCCCCGCACTCACAGAGTGCTGTACCCCCTTAGCCTGACTGTTCGATATATTCACTCAGCAACCCCGGTATCATTTCATCCAGCGCAGCTGCTTTGTTCATGGCCTTAATGATGTCCTTCTTAAGGAAATCAATATGTCGGTTTTCCAGCTCCGGGAAGCGCCGCTGAACCGACAGAGGCACTCCATCGAGAATACTGGCAATTTCTCCGGCTATCCGCGACAGCACGAACGTGCAGAATGCGGTCTCCACCACCTCAGCGGACTCTTTGGCATTTTTAAGTTCCTGAGCGTCAGCCTGTGCTCGGGTGAGACGGTGTCGCTCATATTCAATGGTGCCGGGTTGAAGATCGGACTCGGAAGCAATGCGCAGATCCTCAACCTCTTTTCGTAATTTTTCATTTTCTATTGCAGCATCCCGCGCTGAATACCATTCGATAACGGCGGCGGAATCATACAGAACCTCGTTTCCCTTCCCGCCCCCACGCGCTACCGGCATCCCCTGGTCCTGCCAGTTCTGGATCGTGCGAACGCTGACGCCGAAAATCTCGGATAGGTGTTTTTTGTTAACCTCCATTGCTCACTCCTGGCATAAAACAGAGAAAGGAAACGACAAACGCCAAATCACCGTTTTCAGGCTTCACAATTTCTTTTCTTTTGAAAGGGTATTTTTAATAAAAACAGCCAGATAGCAAGAAGAAGAACGGAAACGGTAAAAACCCGAAAATTTTCATAAATAGCGAGAATCTGCGAGGACGCCGCCCCGTAACAGGCCGATATGCTGGAAAGGACCCGCTAATGATAATAAATATCATTAGCATTATTGTGTACCGCATCGGCACCCCCATTTCGACATCTGGACGTCTAACACCCCCAAATGATTTCGAGCTTATTTAAACGGTCAGGTTGTTTCAAAGTATCGAAGTGCTGACAGTCTCCGTTTTGCTAGGCATGCTATGCACGTAAAAAAGCCTCGCTTTTGCGAGGCTGTACTTAACCAACCGCCATATGCTTATTCGTCTTTCTTGATCACAACTTCCTGCGGTCTCATCTGCTGGATAGCACGGCAGATGCAGTATGGGATGACAGCCCAGGCAACACCCATAGCTGCGCCAGCTGCCTGCTGTGGTGCGCTTACAGCTCCAAATACAGCAACAATACCCTCAATAAAACCAACTATCCCACATACGATACAAATTGCCCAAAGGAATTTCATTAACCTAACTCCATTTAAAAAAGAGCTATTAGGATAAATCTGCAAACCTTTTAGTAAAGCATTATCGCCTGTGAAAAGTGCCTGCCTACCGATAAGCGTAGTTTATCCCCTACAAGGTATATTTTCGATTTATCCGCCAGAAGGGATATGGAAAGTTCGTTTTCTTCGGCACCTCCGGCTTCGGATTACTGTTAAACTTGGGTGCCTGCGCCTTTTGTATAAGTCCTGTGCGTCAGAATTAAAATTTGTTAGTACCTGGAATGCTGTAGCATCAAGAGAAATTTCAGAAGAGAATACCAGGTACCACGAGCAAACATCAAAACGGAATGAATATTCAGTAAGAACGACACCGTTGCCCTCAGGAAGAGGGCTTTTGTTGAGCAATTCATTACGTCACACTTCGACTATGAGAGAAGTCCTATGACCCCTTCTAATTGGCATGCGCATAATAAACTTGTAACGAATATGCACTTGCATGCCCTCATGAGCAGACCGGGTTTCCTGCTCATGAGGGTTTTTTCTTTTTCATCATCCAGGCTGATAGCTTAATAACCGCCCGCAGGCGTCTTATTTAAAATCGTTCTTTTTCTTTAGAAGCCCAGCGATATCACCCTTAGCGAGCAAAACCATATCGACGGTTGCTGTTATAAGCGTGTAAAAGCCCAAAGATTTAAGCTGCGAGTAGATCTCTACACTCGTACCTTGGCTAATATTTTTGAAAAGCTCCTGACTTATGCTATCACCCTTAATCTCAATATATTCAATTTCATCCTCTTCATCATAGATTCTGCTTGCTGACATAGCTGGGAAATTGCTGCCGATGATAGTTACAATTATCTCTTCCATATCCACCTCTTGTTTGCAGTCCGGCAATAACCTTAGATTACGTAATAATTAAGTTCAATCAATAACTTAACCAATGCCAACGTCAATCCAGCTTTGTAATGCGTCACAGCGTGGCTAACTGTATGTGTTGGCGGAATGAAAAGGACATCATCAGCGCAATCGCAATTGCGCTATTTTATGGCTACTGAACATCAGTGCTTTTTGCGTTTAGCCTTAACCTCTTCTACTGCTTTTTTAACGATGCCACATATTTCTTCAGCGCCATCAGGGCAGTAATGGTTGTACTTCCCGCCCTCATTCATTACCCGGCGTACATCATTCACGACCCCATCCAGGCTGAGGCCTGAATCCTCATTAAGGGACAGGACTACCAGTAATGCCTGTTTAAGATGATCTTCTTTGTCGTTTTGCACAATTCCACCCCGTTCAAAGTTGTCAGACTTTAAATGTAGACTGAATTACCTTAGACATTGCTCGCTGACGTACTGCTGCAGCCCGGCTATTTGTTTTGTGGCGGTTTCGATCCGCTCTCTGAGGGTGAAATAATCCCGTTCAGCGGAGTCAGTAAGTCGGGGGCCGGTGCCATCATCCAGGCCGGTGGTGCTGGTCGCTCCGTTCGTGGTGCATCTGGCGTTGAGCTGCAGCCGACGTTTGCCAGTAGCAACATCGCGCTCAAGCTGAACAATAGTGGCTTTTGCATCCTGCAGTTCTCCGGTGTATTTGGCATCGAGCGCAGCGACATCACGCTGGCGCACCTGCATATCGGTGATGGTGGCGGTTGCCAGTTTCAGGTTTTGCTCGGCGTCATCAGCACGCTTCTTCTCTTCACCTACCTTGCCGAGCAGGAGGTAAATAACCAGGAAGGATAAAAGCAGCTCAATGCCGATTATCAGCCAGGCTTTAGAGGTCATTTTTGCTCTCCGCCAGGCACATGCTGCGCTCCATCTCGCGCCGGTTCTGGAGGCCTTTCCATTTCATGCCACCAGCGTAAACCCAGCGGCGCATTTCTTCGCACGCTCCGTCGTGATCCCCTTTGTTCAGCTTGCGTAGAAGCGTGGACTTCGAGAACGCGTCAGAACCAACGTTGAAGACAAAGCTGTAAAGCGCGGCGCGCTGATACTCGCCCAGCGGCACCCTGACCAGATTGTCTACGGTGCGTTTTGCTGGCTGGAGGTCTTTCCAGAGCAGCTGGTCACACTCGCGATCGGTATACTTCTTCCCTTTCACGATATCCCGCCCAGTATGGCCGTCGCACACAGTCCACACCCCGGCGACGTCTTTATAGGCCTCGTACTTCCGACCTTCGACACCATCCTGCCCACCGAGGAACAGTGAGGCAATCAGCATTGCGCCGCCACCAGCTGCGGCGATCAGTTTATTGCGAAGGCTGCTGGTCATTGGCATATCAGTCTTCTCCAACTTTCACCGCCGGGCCGTATTTCTCCAGCGCCTTAACCTGCGCATTAGCGACCTTGCGTTTGAAATACCAGTTAATGAGTCCTGTAACGATTATCCCGGCAATACCTGCCAGTACGCCGATGGCGCTCCATTCGTCAGGACTCAGTTTTGTGAGGACGCCGTTCAGGATGGTTCCTCCTGAGGTGCCGAGGGCGACTCCGGTGACAAGTTTGCTCATACGGGACATTTCTCTCACCTCGCTGTTCGCGGGTGTTGTGCTGGAAGGGTCAGGCTCTCCGGATGAATTGACGACAGACCTTGATGGGGGTTCCGGGAGCCTGAAATAAAAAAGGCCCGCTTTTAAGCAGGCCTAACTGAGTTGGAAATCTAAGTAGGTAGTCGTGTTACCTGGCCATTCCCGGTGCAACAACTGTGTCGAGCAGCGTTACTTCCCGACCAGGATGTCGGGTGGGCGGTTATGGCCTGGTTCACAATTTAAAGATAGCAGCAGTTTCGAAGCGGGAATAAAAAAAGCCTGCTTTTGCAAGCAGGCGTAAATTGAAACAGTCACGGATACTCAGTTAGGTGCCGGGTGCCTCCCGGTGACTCGTTACCAGTTATACGAGCCGCAAGCATATCTACACTTCCATCAACTGGATTGCCCCTCCGCACAGGGGGATTCACCTCTAATCAGTCTAAACCATATATAAAATCGCACCGGTATTTTTTCAAACATGTGGCGGCATTAACGGTCCCGCAAGAATTTCAGCCTCGCCGTCATCGCAGATATCGTAACCCTGAGTCAGATGCCATATGCCCCTGACGATCCGCCCTGTTCGCAGGTCTTCTGTTTCGCCATCGGTGTAGTAAGCAACCTGAACCCTGCCGTTGTGCTGTATCCAGTAAAAACCCTCTTTCATACCTTACCCTCCCTCACTAATGAGAGAGTGTAGCCATTCTGATTTCGGGCTTGTGTGAGGAATACTTAATTATGAATAAAGCGATGCACTGATCCGCGCTCAGTAATGATCAGCCCACAGAGACAGTCACACCGACCGTTCCCTCCTGAAAGGCTCTGTGGTTGAATTGCGCCGAGCGTGGCGCGGAGAATTACAGGCATAAAAAAACCCGCTCGGTGGCGGGTTTCTTAACTCTGAACATACAATGCCCATCGTTAACGTCAAATTTACACAAAAACGGCAACTTTGCAAGTAACGTGACGCTACATAGTGAGATTTATATCGAATTTTGCGCTCTTGTGACTTTCTTCAGTTCAGCATCAGCATTGCTTTCTTCCTGAAAACATTTCGTCACCAGGCTTTCATAGAACGGTTTCCAGCTGTAGCGCCAGGTGCGATCGGGAAGGCTGTCCAGCTCGGCCAGAACGCCGCGGTACGCCACTGAGGATTTAGGTCTGCTGTACCCTCTTCCCTCGCACCTTTTGCACTCCTTATAAACGGGTACGCCCTGAAACTCAGTTTCTTTACGGTCGAGGGTTTTCCCCGTTCCACCACACTGGCAGCGCTTACTCAGTTGGCCCGTGCCGTTACACTTGCCGCACAGCTGGTGGTCCACATCCTTAACCTGACGAGAGACCTTGAATTCAGATGGAGACTGGCCCAGATCCTTAGCAAACTGAGGCAACCGCATTGTGTAATGGCTTTTGGTGATCACGCTGGTTTTGGTGAGGATGCCTTTGCCCTGGCATTTTGGACAATCGACACTGTCAGCTGCTGATGAGGCGTAGTCTTTGAAGGCGAAGCGGGCGAGGATCCGCATGCACAGCGGGAACTTTTTACCCGCAACTTTACGCACCGCCATCGGCGCATGCTGTTTGGCGTACTCGGTCAGCCAGGATATCGCGGCTTCTTTGTCCTGTGGGCTGATGCCTGCCTTTCCCAGATACATGGCGAGGCCGATCCCGGCATCTGCCTGAGTCATGCCCAGCGCCGCCATAATGTCGGTTACGGTTAACTGATCGCCCGATGTTGCGCGGACGCTATCCGAAATGTGCATACCTTTCGGTGCAAAAAACTTTAATACGCTGTCGAGATTCATTGCCATCTCCCTTAAGCCAGAACGCCGAGCGCAAAGGCCCGGTCCAGCAATCTGATTATCATTGCCGGCTGAGCACCATGGTTGCGCTCAAATTTAACCGGGTCGTTGTGTAGTTCGGTGTGGTGTTTACGACATAAGGGGATCGCGAAGATGTCGTGTGCCTTCGTCCCCATCCCTCCCTGCCCCCAGCCGATTAAGTGATGAGCATCATCCGACGGCCTGCCGCAGCACTCGCAGGGCTGCGTCTTTACCCATGCCAGATAGTTTTCGTTTATCCAGCGGGTCCGCTTTGGACGCTTCATGAAGGTCTGTGGGGACTCAGGATCTACCAGCACGCCGACGACTGGCCTGATGGCTGGTGATGTTGCTGGCGCTGGTGGTTCGCCTGCGGATGCTGTAGGTAACGCGCGGACTTTGTCGGCAATAATGCTGGTGGCCGGTACCGCCGGTACGATCTCGCTCTCGCGGTAAGTCTCTTTTGCTGCTGGCAGGCGCAAAGCCTCGCGGGCGACTGTCTCTGGTAACGCATCAGCAACCCCGGCACGCACAGCCCACCAGCACAGTTCAGCCAGAGAAATTTCGCGTGAAAGATCTAGCGCCAGCGCCAACCGGGCGGTATCCAGTACCCAGTCGATGACGTTCTTGCGCGCCAGTTCCGCCAGACGCTCGGTGTGCTGCCCGCGCAGCTGGTTGTCGCAGTGGCCGCAAAGGCGGATTGCGCCGGGATCGTGCCGCATCGTGGTCAATTCGTGGTAGTGGTAATCGCTGTGCGGGTACTGGCAGCTGTCGCCATGGTGTAGCAACCAGTATTCCAGGCCACTCAGCCCACCAGCAGCGGTGATCACCTTTTCGTGAAGGAAGAACGGGCGCAGTGCCCCATTACCGGCCAGCGGCTGGCGCGCGTCGGGTACGCGACCTGTTGCGAAGCTTGCCATACTGGTGGGCTGGCTCTCCACCAGCACACGACCGCCACTGAACATGCTCATCAGCTCGCTGCCGGGTTTTAAAAGCACCACGCCCAGCTCCCGGGCGATAACCGGTTTCAGTAAGGCGCGCATCAGGCGATCTCCCCGATGATGATCTGCCCTTCTTCACCCCAGAGCTTTGTCACGCGAGAATCCCAGATATGGGAGTCATCAGCATAGATGGCATCCATCAACGCTTTTTCCAGATTGTCTTTGTCTGGTTTCTGCTGGTGGGGTTTGCCCGCCATTGCCTGGCGCTTCTTCTTGCTCCAGCTCGGTGGCATCGGCAGGATGAACGTAACGTGAGCGCCAGCTTCAGGCAGTTCGACACCCAGCAGCCGAACGTGATCGCAGAACGCGCGGTACCGGAGAACCTCGGGGCGCTTTTTCCACTTATCAGCGCGGGTTTGGCGGGGCTTGCCCATCGGGGTGATGTTGTAGGTCTTCACGCTCACCTCCAGATCGGCTGCTGGAAGGTCTTATCCTGCCGCGGGGCTTTATTGGCCTCCGGCAGATAAGCGGTGAGCGTCCAGTGGATCAGATCGACATCAAGGCTTCGCGCAGTGCGAACGTCATTAGCGCGATAGCGGGCCTCGAGTTCGTCCACTTCTTTCGAGGTGAGTTGCGTGTGAATGAAGTTAGTTTTCTTCATGCCGCCACCTGGTAGCGCGCAGGAAAAAAGAAATCGCTGGCCCCGGAAGAGGTCAGTTTAAGTGTCTGTTTGATTGGTTTTTGCGCCATGGTATCTCTCCAGTGGCGCAGCAGGTATAGGTTGTTCAGGCCTATGACGGGAGTGTAACAGAATTCTGCGAAACGCGATAACCAGCCCGCTCCAGCATCAGCGTGAAGAGTGACGGCGTTCCTACAATTTCATCGGGCTGGAGCGGCATAAACGATACTTCGTCACCACGTCTGTACATTAACGCTCGCTCGCATTCCGGAAATGTGTGCAGTCGTGCAACGATAACCCCATCGTGACATCTGATGACCGCATAGCCCTTTTTTGGTAATTCTTCTGTTTCTTTCACCGCACCCCTCCACCCGGGAAACTAATTGCATGCTGTATTAATAAAACCAGTCGTCTGCGCTTTCCCAGGTCTGTTGAAGGATTTCTTCAACCGTCTTTTTAACCTCTTTCTCACCACCGTAAACACTTAACCCATCCGAGCCTGCGCGACGTATCACCAGACTGCAATCATCGAACTGGTTCTGGAGTCGTTTTAATAGTTCTTTTTCCAGTGCCGGAACCGCGCCCTTAGGAAGTTCTTTAGTACGATCAATGGTTAACTCAACTTTCATAATTGCCTCCGCTGCATCAACTGTATATTCATACAGTATACCTGTGAGCTGATTTGATCAATGTTTTAAGCGCACAAAATGCCTAGCGAATTCGAAAAAAAGGAAGCACAGCGCCTCAGTGCGCTCATGAAAAAAGGCCTCCGAAGAGGCCCTGACCCGGTCGATATGGGAATCCCCATATCTCTTGTATGGTAGGTTATGCGGCCTGCTCCTGCTGTTCGCACAGCTCCGGTAGATTGGCACGCACCAGAGCTTCAGCGAACGGCGGCGGTACGGCATTACCGCAGCGGGCAACCTGCTTATCCTTTGCGTACTTCACGCCTCGGAAGTCCTGGTCGATGATATGCCGAGCAATTAAATAATCTGCCAACAAAAGGTAAGAAAGGTTGTCACCGAACTCGGATGACTCCAGTGACATTTTTATGATGGGTTGATCTTGTAACAGTAAAACCAAACTACAAGCTGAAAGTAATGTTTAGGATCCCGCGAGTGAGTCAGGATGTGGTATTTCAGCCATCACCTCTTCAGCATCACAGTTATCAATGAAGAAATAGAGTGTAGAATCCACGACTTTCAATCGTCTTGTTCCCTGATCATAATCAAACAGTGGAGGTACAATATTTTGATTAGTTTGAAGTACAGGTAATCGTTTCAATGTACCCGTAACGTCAGAAGTTCTTACATTATCAGGGTGTGTATGTATTTCGCGGATAAGCTCTTGTAATGTTTTACGCTCTATCCCATCTTTTAATTCACTATAGCTACGACTGAGCAATACCTGAACAAGGTAATATTGTAGATAAAGAGCAACAGCATCCTCACTAGGTCTCCGACTTCTACTTCCGGCAGCAATGGACTCTAAACTTCTCACATGTCGTGAAGCGTAATCTGCGACCTTTACAGATATTGCTCGTTCTAAAGTAGCTTGATTGTCTAGGTTCAGAACTTCTCTTTGTACTTCCTTTACACCTGATAGCTCGCAGAATTTTTTTAGTAGTTCTTGAACAACTGCAACACTACCATGTGCTTCATTAAATATTCGATCCTTCAATTCTTTGCTTATTGAAATATTCAGTGCTTTCTCGCCTGTAACGGACACCCTTGCAAAATCTTCGGTCTCCCAGGGTTCAACAGGAACCTCAGCTATCCTATCCTGTAAATCACCATTAAATTGAATTAGTCTATTATTTTCTCGCCACACACCAAGGATGATAAATCGGATACCCATTTCTTCAAAAGTACGAAGATCAAATGCAAGCTGACCTTGAACTTCAACTGCTAGATAGTGAAAATTTTCAAGCACAAAAAACTTGTCGCCACCTCCGACTGCCAATAGTAGTTCGCCTACATCTTGAGCAGCATTTAAATTAAACTCTATAGGTTTACTTGTTGTTTGAGTCTCCTTCCCGATTTTTCCTTCAACCCCAGCTTCAACGTCGCCCTTTGCTAAAAAGGGGATATAAGCTGAAAATGTGCTTTTCAGGGAGGCTGATCCCTCTTTGCTAGTTGTACTAGCTTTTTCAGTCACAATTTCCACGCCTAATTGACGTAAAAATGCTCGATAAATGTCTTCCGCTGAGCTAGTGGGACCGCAGTGATAGGTGCACCGATATTGTTCATCTAAATGTCTCTGGAGAAGTGCAGTCTTTCCCTGCTTTGACGAGCCATAAATAACGATCTGTTTTGTAGTAGCAAGGGCTTCTGATAGCGTGGAGTCAACCGAATCTCGTTCAATGTAGCTTGCAATAGGGTCCCGAGAAACTCCAAAGACGTTATTTAAGTGCATAATCGATCTCCATAATTTGTATATCTACATGATACCACCAGTTTTCAGAAGTATGAATCGCGCTTACTTCCACTCTTTGTGCCTTTTGTGGTTTTACCAAGGCGTGGCATTGGTGATGCGCCGGGAGAACCCCGGCGGTTTCAATCTGGCCGTATACAATTCCCACTTCGGCAGGCCATACGGTTTCGGTAACATCCACCAGCAGCAGGCTTTCCAGTTCGACGATCCGTTTTGTGGCGTACTGCAGTAACTGTTCCATCACTCCTCCTTGATGCTGATGCCAGCAACCTGCAAAACATGTTCAACATCGTGACGAGAAAGCCATGGGCCGTTATCTTTGGGGATCATCACGCCGCGTTCTGCCTCATTAATCGGATGACCGGGGCGAACCGCATAACCAGCCGGGAGGGTTACAGTGATGGCCTGGGCCGTAAGGGCCTTAACCAGTTCATCAACAATCCCAGCGGCCTGACGGGCGTATTCAGTGATAACCAGCTCGTGCTCAGTCTCAGTGCCGTTTTCGTTCGTTGACGTGATGGCGAAATAATCCGAGTCGATTTCGTTATCAGCTAAATGGCGGAGCGTATCCGCTACCAGTTGGCCGTTTTGGATCAGCAGTTCTTGCGCCTGTTTGTTGGTCATTGATCTGCTCCTTTCACGGCCAGAAACTTACCCATCGCTTTATCGACAAGCTTCTTGTTGTGGTACTTGCTGATAGCCCAGGTGATAGCAAACAGAATCCAGCGGAAATGGCTTGTGTACGTTTTAAAGGTCAGGCCTTCGCATACATCCCAGGTGCTCCAGCGGTCGGGCCAATCAGCATCTAAGACGGCTTGATAGGCTTCATTTTCATGGCTGAAATGCGAACGGCATAGCTCACGGACTGCCTCGCGCACCTTCGCTGTGTCGCTGTCCTGGGTGTCGTCTTCATCATCCCAATCGTCTTCGTCTTCATCTGGATCGGCCTCTTCGCCGCCCTCCAGATACTCACTCATGGAGCTTTTCAAGCTTTCACAGAAGGCGTCATGATCGTATTCCTGCGCCAGCAAATTACGTCCCGAACCGCCCGCGCCCGCTTCGAGCTTTTCAGACCAGTAGTGGGTATTGATATACCCCGTCCAGCCGCCGAAAAATTCGAACATGTCCGCGATACGGGAAAAGGTCCACGTACCCATATCCCCGACAACAGTCAGATAGCCGGGCCAGGTGATCACGTCATAGTAATAACAGGACGATCCGGGTCGCTGGAGGCGCAGGTGGCGGTATAGGCCATCGTCGCGGATCACGGTCAGACGGTGTTCTGCGGTGTCCAGAAGAAAGCGGGTGTCAGTTTCAAATTTACGGCGAATCATTGGGCTGCTCCCTGGCGAAGTAACGCATCATGAAGAGCCATTGCGCCGACTTCTCGCTGAGCTGCTTCTTCGTAGCTAATGCCGTTCGTCTCCATGATGCAGTCCCTGTCGAGATACTCGGAGCATTCATCCAGCGCTTTGCGGATACCCTGCTGCTGCATGGCCGCCAGCGCATCCCGCTGTTTTGTCATCTCGCGCAGCGCTAGGGTGGTGCAGTCCAGCCGCTCGGCCAATCGGGAAACAATCTTCGCCATATCGATGATCGGTGTGTCGCTGCTCATCGCCTTCGCAAACTGATGACCAACGGCCACCAGCTCTTTGTTGCTCAGTGAATCACTCATGTGATGCTCCTCGGTGCGTGTAACGTTCCATGTCAAAATCGATAACTGCCCGCTGGTCGCGGAAGACGCCGCAGCGCCCGTGGCGAATAAGTTTCCCCTGATCTACGGCAGCCCGGATGTATTTCTCGGCCGTGGTGCGGTGCAGGCCGAAAATGGCGACGACATCGTTTGTCGTTGCGCGGCCATGCTTTTTCACCAGCTCGATAATCCATGCGATGAACAGGGTGCGTTCGCTATGAGTTTTTGGTCTCGGCATCAGTTAAGCCCTCCCCGCCTGGCGCAGGCACTCTTTACGCCGTTTGGCGATCCGGGCAACTTCGACAGCACTGCAGGCGATCCCGAACATGTCCGAATACACTGCTGCGGCGCGACGCCACAGCCCCTTTTCTTCCAGCGCCTTCGCTTTCTGCTCGGCGGCCTGCATCTTCACCGGGTCACTTTTCTCCTCCATGCACGGAAGAATCACATCCGGAATATCGGCGTGCGGTACCGCCGTATAGGTGTACTGGACGCTGTTGCGGGATCGAGTTATCACCCCATCGTCACTCAGCTCGCGTAGCAGCTTGCCTGCTGTAGCGCCTGACATATCCAGCGCTTCGGAAACGTCGCCGACGGCGCAGTTCGGCTGGTAGCGCACAAAAATCGCCACCTGGTCTTTCTGGGTTAATTGTTTGGTCATTGGTCAAAACTCGTTTAGTTATTTCACAAGCCGCAAATGGCTCACGTTTTTGCGATAACTTCCCCAGGCGAAATTCACCCAGATCCCGTTATCCATGGTCAGGCGGTCCATTACCCGCTCACCCAGGGTTTTCGATAACTCATCAAAATTCAGGTTTGTCAGTACCCCCACTGGTTTCATTGCCGCCAGGCGGCGATCGATAATCTGATTAAGCAGCACCCACTCGTTACGTGTCTCGCGCTGTACCCCGACCTCATCCAGCACCAGCAGACTCACTTTGCAAAGGTCGTCCAGCAACTCAGATTCAGACTGGCCTTCGTCATAGCATTTCCGCGCGCGCAGCATCAGGTCAGGAACGGTCACCACCAGAACAGAGTGATCACGCTGCAGCAGGAAATTGCCTATTGCCGCCGCCAGATGATTCTTCCCGGTACCACAGCCGCCACTGAACACAAAGCTGGCAAACCCACTGCCGAAGTTCTGGGCATAGCTCTTCGCCAGGGTCAGCGCGTTCTTTTGCCCCTCGTTGCTCACCTGGTAATTCGCGAAGGTGCAATTGCGGTGCAGATCGCAAATACCGGACCGGCCAAAAATCTTCTCTGAGCGTGCGCGCTGATTTTCTTTTTCCAGCTCCGCAGCTCTCTTTCGCCCCTCCTCCTGTTGCCAGGCCATCAACTCCTTGGCGTTGGTGAACTTTGGCTGAATGCCTTCAGGGATCAGTCGCTGAAGGCGGCCCAGAACGTCATTTGTTGTTTTCATCGTTACCCTCTAAATCCCGGTGGTATTTCAGTATCAGGTGTCGATACTGTCAGGGCTGGCTGGCGACGCTGGCCTTTCGCCTGAGCGGCCGCTTTAGCACGAGATGTTTGCAGACTGGACGCAAAGGTCTGCTCCCACTGAATGTGGTGTTTTACTTTCCCCTCGCATTGCCAGTAATCACGAAACTGCTGCAGCTCTACAGCGGTATAACCCGGACGCTCACCAAGGTTGATACCCCATAGCGCAGCTTGACCTACGAAATCAGCCCCTGGGGTCCAGTCGTTGGTGATCGGGAATTTTCCAAACGGTGGCAAAAATTCGTTTTGCTCGCGCTCCTCTCTCTCTGGGTTTTCTTTTAGATCTGTATCTGTATCTGTATCTGTATCTTTATTAGTTGGGTTTCCGTTGCCCTCCTGTTGCAACGGAGCATCAACACCCGTTGAACACCCGTTGTCACTCCGTTGCTCTTTCGTTTCTTTTTTGGCTTTTCTTGCCTGTGCCGATGCTTTACCTGCTGCGGACTTCTGACTGAGTGAGGTTTTTACAGCCTCCAGATCTCGCTCAATTCGCTCTTGCGACCATTCGCTACCGTTATCGTTGAAAAACTCTTTTAACGAAGGCTCAACGGCGTTCCAACGGTCGTTACTCAACCGTGCGATCTTTGCCAGCCGGTTTTTAGGAATGGGTCTTCCTGTCTGCCAGTAATTGAACATCAGCAGCAGGTAAGCGCCGTGCTCTTCAGTAGACAGATGCATGGTGTCCGCCAGGTAATCAGCAATGTAGAGTTGCATATAGGGCAGCGCTGCCATGTTTACTCCTGTTGCCCGGCGCACCGGGACGTGTGGTCATTGGTCAAAACTCGATTACGTAAAAAGTGGTGCTAGTGCCTGGAGATGAGCAATCATCACCCCGGCAAGCTCACCGGGTAAAAGTGCTGCGTTAGCCAGGAGGTTCTCAAATCCCTCCTTCGCTTGCTGCTTGCTCGGGAGACCCAACAATTTTGCTTGGTGGTGCTCGCCGGTCTCTTTAATCGCCTCAGCCACCAACTCGATATCGGTTTTACCCTGACGGAGACCGTGTTTTCTGGCGATCTCAATCGGCATGGCGGTACCGATCGCGGTCGCGAGCTGCATGACATAGGCCGTGTACTTGCCGGAGTTGGTTTCGTTTTTCAGGTAGCGATAAAGGTTCTGTTTGTTCACAGTGATCCCTCTTCCGCCCTCCTTTGCCCACTGTTCGGCCACCAGCTGTGTAACAACGTCCTGCGCCTGACCCGGGATAGTTGCCTCCCATTCACGAACGGCAGACAGAATCGCGCGATGGCGTGTTGAGTCCCGGCGACGATGCTCAATCTGATTTCGGGTTTTCAGCGGAGCGGTGTTCTGCCGGTTAAGATGTTCAAACGTTACTGATTGCATGATTAACCTTCCTGATTTGTGGGGAGATCGGTTGGAAAAACACTGTCCAGAGAGCACACCGCTCCTAAGGCATTAAGTGTCTCAACGATGGTCCTGCATTCAGACAGTCCTGGTTCTCGAAGACCGGCTTCGTAGTTAGATAATCGCGAGCGGCCCCAACCAAGAGCCTCGGCTAGCTGCGATTGCGACAATCCCAATTTCTGACGCTCAATGGCAATGTTGTTCACGGTTTACTCCTACACAGATTTTATGCGTCATATTAGACACGTTTTGTGTCTACCGTCAACCTCAGAATGTGTCAGCTCGTTAGCCACAGAGCGTGGTAATATTTTGGAATGAAATCTATGGCTGAAATTATTGGTGAGAGGCTCAGGTCTCTTCGAGAAAGGAAGAAGTTAAGCCAAGCGCAACTATCTAAGTTGTGCGGGTGGTCCACTGCCTCAAGAGTAGGTAACTACGAGGGAGGGCTGAGGAACATTGGTGTCGATGACGCTATTACACTTGCCAGATACCTTGATACCACTCCTAGTTTTATTCTTTTTGGTGATGAACAAAACAAAGGTCAGGAATTGCCAGAAAAACAACGGCGCCTATTGCTGTTGTTTAATCAGCTCCCCTCAACTGAACAAGATAAAATGATCGATCTCTTCGAAGTGCGACTCAGGGAGATAGACGATTACGTCGCCAAGTATCTACAAGGTAGATATAAACCAGCAGAAGAATAACCCCTTAAACAACCGGCCTTGAGCCGGTTTTTTTATGGCCCACTTAACATCCATGCTAAGTCTACTTATCGCTCGCCCTTGCCTGTCACTTTTTGTGTTGACACGTAGACACATTACGTGTCTATAATGATTCCACAAATTCAGTCATCCAGGCAGGACGCCCACGAAGTAGCTGCCGGCGGCATACGAAACACCGGATGAGATGACAAAAGCAATCGCGCAGCAGGCTTTACCGTTCCGTCGGCCAGACGTAAATGGCAATAAGGAGATAACCATGATCGACTATGCACGTAACCCCGTAAAACAGCAGGCCATTCGGCTTAACATCGTTGAAGTCTTGATCCGCAAGTTCTGCTACTTCATGGCGCAGAAAGGCAATCCAGAACTCAACGCATGAGCATGTTCTTCGCCTTAATCATTCCAGTCTGCGCCCTCACTGGGGAATGCTCAGACATCATGCTCGGTCTCTATAAAACCGAAGCGATTTGTGAAGCAGCTGCCGCAGAGCAGCACGTGAAAGGACAGTGTTACCCATACAAATCGGCTGACGACCAACAGCCAGCGTTACATTTTTAATCGAGTTTCGACCAATGGCTGTTACCAGCCTGATGCCAGGTGCACATGGCATCGCGATGGTAATCCCGCCATCACAACCAAACAGGAGACGAAGACCTGTTCTGGTTAAATTGGAAAAGTTCTCTTTGCCCGTCGCCCGTGGCGGGCCTTTTTTCCGGAGGATTTATGTCAGCGAACGAACTGGCATTGCGATTCAGCAGCGCACCTGCAGAGAAGTTGATCGGCGTTCTGCCGGTTCTCGAAGTCAAAGAGGCGCTGCGCAGTGAAGTTGAAGAGGACGTGCTGGATGAAGTCTGGCAGGAGCATCAGTTTGAAATAGAAGCTGTTGAGGAGCAGACCGAGGAAGCGAACCGCCTGGCGCAGAGGTTTGAACTGGTTGCGGAGACGTTTGGAACGGCGATTAAGCTGGCCCTCACCCTTCCGCACTGCGAAGCGATTCAGGTTCTAAAGGATGCTATTGAAGATAATCCGGGCTACGGCCGGGATCCGGTGAAGGGATAAGGCATGGAATTTGGAATGAAACGAGTGATGGCATCCGTCCAGGCCGTTGCAGTTCTGGACAGAATCTACTGCGGAACGCCTGTACCGCTCGCCACACTGAGTAAAGAAATGAAGCTCTCGGTTTCTTATCTGGAGCAAATCTTTAAGCGGTTGCGCAGCGGCAATCTGGTGACCTCGCACAGAGGGCCCGGCGGCGGTTACAGCCTGCGTGAAGGAGATATCTCAGTTTCAGCAGTAATCCGCGCAGTAAGCAAGATCCCGTCGAACACCACGTTCGACCCTGTGCTGGATGCGCTTGAAGGCGTACTTGTCTCCCAGCTGGCGAAAAAAACCAGCGTCCAATAAGCACAAAACCCGCGCAAGGCGGGTTAAGTACCCGGTCAGCCGACCAAAGCTTTCCGGAATCGAGTTTTGACCAATGACCACTACCCAAGGCGGCGATCATCAGCTGTTGGGTATCTTACACCCAAATGAGGCTCCAAGATGGAATTTTTTTATCAGATTAAGGCAACCCAGAAATCAGGAAAACCTGACGGTGTTATCTGGTTCAGCGCCAATACGGCATCGCGCGCAGCGCTGCAGCTGGATGTCGCGCTGGAAGATGCAGGTATTGAAACCGGCCGCGGCAAAGACTACACCAAGCCGGTCCGTACCGACATGCCTGTAGTTGACGACCTGCCTGCAGAAGGCGTGATTGACTACTCATGGTGCGAGCGCTACATCCTGGCTGAAGACCAGCGTACCTGGAACGTGATCCCCGGCACCGCATCTCAGAGCGAAACCATCGTCGCCACGGACACCACCAGCGACGCGAATATCCCAGCCGCGCCGTTAACTTCCACTGATACCGCAGACGTGGGCACCACCTCGCCCCTTGAAAATCGCACCCCTGCAGTACGCTTTGCTGTCCATCTGCTGGGCGACAAATATCACACCGAGATTACCAAGGAGCAGCTAATTGTTGCCAACGAACTGGTGATGAACGAGGAAATTGTTTATTTCCAGAACCTGCTGCAGGCCAAAAATGACGTTGCTGATATTGGCGATCTCAGCCTGCATGCTGAGTGGAAACTGGTCCAGGCCATCAAAGAAGTTTTCCCGCAGGACAAAGAACACCACCCTGCGCTACTGGCCGTCTTCATTTCGAGCTGGATTAAAGCCGAAGCTGACGAGCGCAATCAGCTGGTTGACGACTGGAAGATCGGAAAGCTTCCAGCCAAAGAAGAACCTGAGAACTTATTTGAGCATGGCCTGAGGATCAGTAAACATGATGACGGGGGCGCTCATTATCCCGTATGTAAAATGCCATTCCGCAAACAGCTTCTGGCTCAGTTGACAGCTGACAAACTGCGCCATCATATCAGCCGCAAAGAACACGCGGATCTTCACTTAATGGAAATGGACACGGATAACGGATATGTCCAAAACCTGCTTCTGGCCGCTGAGAACTTTCCAGAAGTTAAGGCTTATGAAACCAAAGACCTGTGGCGTTACACGAAAGCGATCCGAGAAGTCTTCAGCATGGATAAACGCCATGAGCTGGCGTTACTTTTACAGTTCACGAAAGCCTGGGTAGCCACCCCATATATCGATCGCGGGATCCTGACGCGCGAATGGGCAGCGGGTAACCGCATTAATCTCGTGCAGCGCACAGATGCTGGCACCAATGCCGACGGCGGGTATGTCACCGACCGCGGCGAAGGCGCACACCACACCCTGGAGACCCTCGATCTGGAGATTGCCAGCGCCCTGCTGCCAATGGACTTCAACCATCGAGAAATCCCAGGCAGCATCGCGCGCCGTGCCAAAGAAATTATTGCGAACAAAGAAGAACCATGGAAATCGTGGAGCAAAATTCTGCGCAACCAGCCGGGCATTCTGGCAGTGTATCGCACAGCCATTTTCAACCTGGTGCGTATCGCGCCAGAAAATATCCACCTGGACCCTGTTGCTCATCTAGAGTTCGTTAACCAGACGATGACGGCTGAGTTTAATGCTGCCGTTGAGTTGCTGCCACTGCCTGCGCCAGCTGCTGAAGCTGAGGTGCGGGCAGCAGAACCGGGCGGCTGCGGAAAAACCGATCGCAATCCTAACTACATACCCGACTTTGACGGGCTCGATACTGAGATTGCACTGGCAACGCTGTCAGCGGATTTCAATATTTATGACATTCCAAGCGATGTTTTCCGCGAGGCGCAAGCTATCGTCGCAGCGAATCACAGTCCGTTTAAAGAATGGTCTGAAGCATTGCGCGCAACGCCCGGCATTCTGGATTATTCTCGCGCCGCAATTTTTGCGCTGATCCGTAGCGCTTTTAAAGGGATTCATTTCGAGCCTAAGCATATTCGCGGACACATTCACGCAAACCTGACCGAAACCGACCATGAGCATCCTACAGCTGAAATGCTGGCGGCGGCACGCCACACCCCAGAAGTGAGCTGGGAAAGTGAAGTCAACCAACAACTGGCTGCTGAGCAACACGCATTGCCGAAATGGGTAGAGGCCGGTGAGCAAAAACTTGCTGATGAAGATGAAGCGGAAACGCAGGCCCTGCCTAAGTGGGCAAGCGCTACCAGTCAGCCACAGGTCGCGAATCTCGGCGGAGGCGTATTCGCCATCGATGGCCTGATGAACGAAAAACAACCAGAAAATGATGACCGTTCACCTATTAATGAGGAGACCACCAGCGATGTGCAGATGGAAGAGACTAACCCGGCGAAAGGAGAAAGTGTTGGCGCGGTTCCAGCAGGCGAAAGCGCTGATGCAACTGCTGCGAAAACAGATGCCGTAGCGGGAACCATCTGCACTGGTTGTGGTACCGAAGGTGGCGGCGGTTGCCCTGACTGTGGAGCCGCGGTTGGCGATGCAACCTATGCGGTGATGGAAGCGGGTCTTAAAGAGGAACTGGAGGCGCTAGGGGCTGATACCTCAAACTCGGAAATCATGTTCACGCACCTGATGGTGGATCTCGAAACCATGGGTACAAAACCGGGTGCCCCGATCGTTTCAGTGGGGGCTGTATTCTTTGACCCGGCCAGCGGGATGACCGGTGCTGAATATTATCAGGTGATTAATCTGGAATCGTCGATGTCATTCGGGGCCAGACCAGACGCCAGCACCATTCTCTGGTGGCTGAAGCAATCGCCTGAAGCACGATCTGCAATCGTGGTGGATGATACGGTCGGCCTGGTAGAAGCGCTTGAGCAGCTTCTCGACTTCATCGCTGAAAACGCAGCCAACGGTTCTAAGAATGTGCAGCTCTGGGGAAATGGTAGTTCGTTTGATTGCTCTCTCCTGGAGGCAGCATTTGAGTTAGCCGACACGCCCTTCCCGATCCCGCACTGGAACTACCGTGACGTGCGAACCGTCGTTGAGCTGGGTAAAGCGGTTGGGCTAAATGCTCGCTACGACATCCCTTTTGAAGGCGATCAGCATAACGCCCTGGCCGACGCCCGCCACCAAGTCAAATACGTATCGGCTATCTGGCAACGCCTGACAGCAATCTGATTTCTTTTATTCACCTTTTGGCCCTGCAAAGGGCCATTATCTGGAGAAGATAATGTCCAGGTTAGTTCTATTATCTGAATGGGCAAAGCGCGAATTTGGAGAGCCGGTACCCGGGACATCCACCCTTTGCAAATACGCCAAGAACGGCATGATTTCACCGCCCCCATGCAAAGTGGGAAAAAGCTGGCGCGTCGAGGTCACGGCCCGGTTCGTTGGCTTATCAGCAGAACCAGAGATAAAGAAACAGGATCACCCGCTCCTGAGGAGGATTTTAGAAGATGGCGCGACCTCGGAAACATAACGTATCTATACCAGGCCTTTCCTGTTTTCTGGACTCGCGCACCAAAAAAGTTTACTGGCGGTATAAGCACCCTGTTACTGGGAAATTTCACGGCCTCGGCACCGATGAAAGTACCGCCAAAGAAATTGCCATTGAAGCTAACAGCCGTTTAGCCGAACAAAAAATGAGGCATCTGATCCGCGCTAAAAATGACATCAACAAGCGCCTGGGCGGAGCCGCAACGATCAGCGAGTATTTGGTCCGGTACAGAAAGCTTCAGGAAGAGCGGCTGCAACAAGGCGAGATTAAGCTAAATACATTCAAGCAAAAGGCCTCACCGTTAAAGGTTCTTGAGGAATCTTTGGGGCCACGCCACCTGGATGAGATTACCGTAAAGGATATTGTTTCGATTCTGGAAGATTATAAAGAGAAGGGGCATAACAGGATGGGTCAGATTTTCAGGAAGGTTACGATCGATGTGTTTAAGGAAGCGCAGCAAGTCGGAGAAGTCCCGCCCGGATTCAACCCGGCGCTTTCCAGCAAGAAGCCCCACGTAAAAATCAGCCGACAAAGGCTTACTTTCGAGGAGTGGATGCTTATCTTCAACGCGGCGGAAAAAGATAATTATTTCCTTCAACGCGGTATGCAGCTCGCCATTATCACCGGGCAGCGCCTGTCTGATATATGCAACATGAAGTTTACTGACATCCAGGAAGGTTGTTTGTGTATCGAGCAAAGCAAGACCGGATACAAGCTGGCTATTCCTTTAGAGTTACGCTGTAACGCACTTGGTATCTCGCTCGGTGAGGTGATCTCCTCGTGCCGCGACAAGGTTCTGAGCCCTTACTTGTTGCATCATCACCACGCGAAAGGGAAAGCCAAGCGGGGCGGCATGGTTAAACCGGCAACCTTAACTGTCGCATTTAGCAAAGCGAGAGATAGCGTCGCGTACGAGTGGGAGAAAAACGGCACGGCACCGAGCTTCCACGAACAGCGATCTTTATCGGAGCGGCTTTATCGCGAGCAAGGTATAGACACTCAAGTTTTACTTGGGCACTCCAGTGTAATCATGACGAATAAATATAATGACACTCGAGGAAAAGAGTATAAAAAACTGGTCATTTAA